TTGGCGAGTGATTCTTAGAAGTAAGTTTTTCCACGCCATTATCAAGAGCAAGATCGGGACTATTATATAAAACTGTTCCATCCTGTGCATTTTGATACACAAGTTTTCTTAAATTTCTTGGAGCGTATATATTGACTCCTTGAAGACCGAACTGTTCATTAAGACCCACATCAAGGAAAGTGTCGTCGGTGGTAACGTTGAGAAGATTCCTTTGATATTCGTTTACAGTCCATCTTTGAATCTGAGTTCTTAAAGATGCTTCACTTCCAGGATATACCACCTCAATGGAAACATCTCCAACTTCATAACCAAATCCACCACCAATAACGTTCACAGAGGTTACTCTTCCGCCCGATATAACAGGCGTTAACACACACCCATCACCAGAATCTGAAATTACGTTCAATTTGGGAAGGGTGTTAATGTTCTTACCACCATTCTGAACAATTACCTGAACAACCTTTCCATTTGAAACGACAGGAGTTAGTTGCACATCGGATCCGACCTGAATAGTAATTTCTGGTTCTCTAACATAATTCAGAACTTCGGAAGATCCGTAACCAACACCTCTCTTCACAAGGTTGACTGCTTCAATATTTCCTCTTACAATTGGAGATACTCTTGCTTGGAAAGTTTCTGATCCAACAGAAGAAATACCAATCTTACCTACAACAGTTGCAGTAATGACGGGATAGTTAAAATGATGTTTTCCTTCCTGTGGGTCCAGTTGGATTTGAGCTCTATCCAACAAAAAGGGAGTCGTAACATCTACGTATTGCTTAGTTCTATAGAACAGTTCTCTGTCAGATTCGGGTCCTACAGTAGACAACTTAATATGATCTTCATCAAGAACAGTTACATAATATTCAGTTCCATTAGTTAAACCACCAATTGGAGTAGAATCTGCAATATAACGAATTTTTTCTCCAGAGGAATACCCGTGAGATACAATTGCAAACTCGTTTAAAGCAGTTGATAATCCAACAACAGTGGTTTTTCTATTTTGATATCCAGTTCCAGGGGACTGTATTTCAATTGATGAAACAACTCTCTTTAGATCAGTTGCTTGAAGAGTATGTCTACCTTCGCCATATCCAGTAAAAGTTACCGTATTGACGCCAGCAATAGCATCATCTATTGATTTGTGTAATTTTACATTTGTGGAACTCTGAACACTAACATAATAATATGCGCCTGTTGTTAAACCAACAATTCCAGGTTGATTATTAGATTTATAGATTACTTGCTCATGATCTCTGAACTTATGATATGTTGAGAATCCAATTGCTGATGTAGAAGCAATGGTTACAAGCCCATCAACTTCAGCGGAATTAAAATCTGCGTTATGTTCGACTAAACCAGTATTAGCAAATGCTCTAGCACCTTTTCCGTTACCACCACTAATTACAACTACAGGATCATCAAGATAGTCAAATCCTGCAAATTCAACATCGATTCTTTGGACAGATCCACTAACGATTGCGTTTGCAGTCGCACCAACTCCAGTATTATCACTAATTACTAAATTTGGTGGGTTAATGACATCATACCCACTTCCAGGGTTGTCTACACTAATTGATTCAAGTCTTCCGTAGTTAAGTCCGTCGAGTGACTTATAGTTAAGAACCTCAACACCATTCAAGAGAATGGCATTCTTAGTTCCAGGTTCAGTAACAGTTACATTTAGATCGTTATTCTGACCAGGAATTTCTCTAAACAGTTTTTGATTGTCTAAGGTCTTATCTCTATTAGCGTATAATTCGATAGTGTTGTCAGTTACTGAAATTGGTTCAGTTTCAATATAATCTTCGTCAAATAGTTGTGACTTACTCTGGGCTAATTTAATAGCAGTAGTGTCTGCAAGTCTCTTTACAAAATAAACTCCTTCTTTAGCAATACCAGTTTGAAGGGTCTCAGTAGTAATAGTATTACCATCAATATCAGTATCAGTTGTGGTAACAACCTGTGGTTTATAGTAAACTGCTTGTCCAGTGTAAAAACCGTGGTCGCCACTAGCTACAATTTTGAACGTATCAGTTTTTGCAGTTCCTGTTGGAGGAAAGGTTCCGCTAAATTTAATCTTAGAATTTTTTACCCCAAGTTCATCTCCCCAAAAATTTGGAATTGAGGAAGAAGCAACTAGAGTAGAAGTTCCTTTTTTGTATACGTTCTGAACGTTTGCCGCGACATTGGAAATATCATAATTAGTCGCTTTTCCTTTTCCAATATTCTTTCTAATTCTCAGAGAGGCAGCAGTAACGCTATCAATATTACCCTGATCGCCAATTGTAATCTGAGTGGCACTATTTACGGAATATACCTTAGAAGATCCTTTATAGTTACTACCAGTTATAGTAATAGAGTCCCCAATTCTGAAAATGTGGGGATTATCAAGAGTAACCTTATATCTGTAGTTCTGTAAGTTGATCCTTTCGATCTCTTCTACCTTATAGGTAGTTGCAGCGTTTAAAATCCAAGTATTAGCAGCAGCATCTGTCGCTGACACTCCAAGAGTCTTTACTCGGATCGTATCGCCCGTTTCGTAGTATCTGTTATTCAACTGCTGCGACATATCTGCCTTTAGACTGACATTTTTACTTATTTAGTAACCGTATCCACCGCCTCCACCGCCGCCGGATCCGCCGCCAGATGGTGCCGAAGGTGTCGATCCTCCACCGCCAGCAGAACCGCCTCCGCCTCCAGTTGAAGTGCTGGTTGAAGTGCTAGACACTGTGCTTGTAGCAGAAATGCTTGAGGAAGTGCTGTAATCCGAAGTAGAAGCAGCAGCATACTCTATTCCATAATCATTCAAACTTGCTTGTTTAGTATCGTAGATATAATCATGAGGAGTTGAGACGTGTTTCGCTCCAACCATCTTTCTACCCTTATGAATATGAAAAGGACCATAGTATGGTTTACCTTTTACCCAACCAACTTGCTCACCAACATGGTATTCGCTCAAAACATTTACAATTCTCATGGAAACAATGGTTCCATCTGGCAAATCGACCGTAGCAGTTGTGTTTACACCTACAGTCGAATTATCAGAGATTGTATTTGTAATATCTGATACTCCGTAGAACTGATTAATTGATTTTGATGTGTATGAGACGATACCAATAGTTCTATCATCATATGTTACCGTTAATTCGCCAGATTTTGGAAATCCAACTGTTGAATCAACATCAAAAGTTGTAGATGAAGTCGTGTAGTCTCCAATTATTTTGGTTTTTGGATGTGCAACAAATTCTCCATATTCTGCCCCATCAAATTGAAGGTCTCTAGCATAATTAGCATCAAAACTCAATCTATAGTAGTCAGTTGTTGCTCCACCAACGATAACTCTCTCAACATCAGTGATTGGAGCGTATGCTTTATTGATCAAATTATTGAAAGTGTTCTGATACATGGTATATCCTCTCACGTCCATAACATTCCCAGAAATGGGTTCGACAATCATATCCTTTGTAATTTTATACAAAGATTGTGATGGAGTTAATAGATTCTCTGCAGGTTTTAAAACCTCAACGTCCTCTCCATATAGTGCCTTAAAAAGAATCTTAAATGATTGATCGGTGCCTTTTGATGTATAAAAATCTTTTGCCTGTTTTACAAAAAGATTCTTATTAATTTTGTCAGATAGTGTTTTATCCTCAAGTCCAGGTAAAAACTGATGTTTTACCTTTTTAAAAAATCTTGACAGAAAATCTACACTTAAATTTTCTACCGTTGCTTCTGCTTTATGTGATGCTGATTCGGAATCTGAAAAAACAAAAGTTTCATTCTTAGGATCTTTGGCATGAGCCTGAAATCCACGAATACATCCAATAAAACTAAAATCACTTTTTTCAGTATATGTAATTATTTCATTGTCAATTTTGATTAAACCATATTCGTCAGGATACCCATTTGTATTATTGACTAATATTGTAGTATCAGTTGAAGTAATATCTGATCTTAGAGATGTAGATTTTATTACATTTGCATTATTGTTTAATTTAATGTATCGATCAATATTCTGAAGTAAATCAAGAGGAGCTCCTTGAAATTCTTGAGCAAGGTAATACTGTGACAAGAACTCTCCCAACAAAGGGAATTCATCCCTGACATAATCAGGGAGTTGATTCTTTACGATAGTCTTGAAGGGAATTCTAGTTTGTGTCATTTTATGGTTTTACCAGTAAACCTCTGTTATAGTTGTAGCTTGAAGAGACCGTGTAAGATGATGCCGATGGATCAAGTCCAGAAGCGATGCTGTCAGTGATAACTTCAAAGACGCTGTTATTTACATCGAGTTGCAAATACAAATCTTGCAATCCGATTACATCATTTGACTGTGGTGTAGCAACAACCTGAATTACAGACTGACCATCAATCACTTTTTGGGTAGACTGAATATTAATTGGATTCAAAGTAATAATTCCTTTGATGTAATCAATTCTACCAACGTTTCTTCTAACAATTATTGGGTTTCTTGATGCTGGATTATCAAGAGTGAATAAGAACAATGTGCCGTTCTCTCTATTAGTATTTGGAATGTCTCCAATATAAACATTCTGAGTAATACCAGCAACTCTGAAGGCACTTGAGCGGATATTGTATCCACTCATCCTTGCAATGTGGAATTGATTACCAAACCCTATCTGATACTCTGCGAGTGTATTAAGGGCAGCCCTAACGTCTCTCCGCATTGCTACAGAGGTGATATTAGATGTAATCGCTTCGTGACTATCATCAACAATTTTCAAAAATTTACTATATTTGAATCTAGCACCATACTTGTTCAATTCACTTGAGTCGGCATATGACTCAATATTACTTTGAACAACTGCAGCGACTTCTGATGATGATGGGGCTTGATTTGTATTGTAATAAATGTTAGATGTAACCTCAAGATACAAATATTTCAAATCAAGGATCTCTGGAACGATTCCAGCGACAGCATATTTCTTCAAATCTCTCTTAATATTCTCTTTGATGAGATTTGGGAGAAATTCGCCAGTTCTTGGTTTAATACTGATGAAAACCTTTCCATATTGAGGAGGGATCAACTCTTCTCCACCAAAAACAGAGATAGATTCAGTCTCTGGATAGATTTTTGCTGGAATTAGTGTCTCATAGTCATTTGCAGTCAGTGCTCTGTTCTGAGAAGCATAGATTCTGGGAGCAAACTTCTTAATTGAGTCTACTTTTTCAATAACATCACCGCCAGTTGCTGCAATATCAGTTGTGATGATTGAAATACCTTGTGAAATGGGGTATGTTACTCCATTTCTTACATAAGTCATTCTTCCGTTGAAAGAAAACTGACTCAATCCATTAGCACCACCACCAGAAGTGGTCAAATAGTTAATTTCAACAACATTTCCTTCACTAAGTGCCTTACCAAAGACTCCGTCACCGAAAATAATCTCATATCTTTCGTCTTCTACCTCTTGTAAGAAGTAAACTCTTGAATCTCCATCAATATCAAAGAGACTATCCTGTTTTGCATAGACTCTTTTGCTCGTAGAACTGTTTGTTCCGACTCTAACACGAATCAGATCAGTATCTGCGCCTGCATTATTGATTAAAAATCTTTGATTTGGATTTCTTGAACTATAAGTGTAAGTTTCAGTGAGATAAGGACCTTCATGAATTGGTAAAAGGTCAAAAACTGCAATATTATTGACAACAGGGACTGTTACATCGTCCATGATGGAGAAAATATAAGAATTTCCAGCAAAAGTTCCACCTGATGTTGCGATTGGACCTTTGTTTAGAGTAATCGAAGTTGGTGCTGGAGTAATTCCAGTCGTATCAACAATAAAACTGATCGTTGCAGTTGATGATTTCTTTGATCTTGGGGTATATCCAATATTTCTTGCAAGTGCAACAACATTTTCTCTCAATGTTGCACTATCAATAAAACATTCGTTCGATACCATGTTGGCATTGTAGGATGCCAAATAAGTATTGTAAGCCAGAACATCTAAAATCGTGGACAGATTAGACCCTTCAAAGTCATAGTCCGTAAAATTAGAATTATTCCTTAGATATTCTCTAAGTGTGGATTTGATCTGGGAGAAATCCAGATTTGCGTAATTTACTAGTGCCATTTATCGAGTTGATTCTAATACAAACTCTAACCTTTGAGGTGGTATGTCAACTCCAACAATTTTATAGACAATAGTTACGTTAAATCCGTTGTTATCGAAGTCTGGATCGACAACAACGGAAGATAATGAAACTCTTGGTTCATAATTACGAATGGAGTTTTCTATTTCATCTCTAATTGTCACTGCTGTGATGTTATCAATATTCTCAAACAGTGATTTACTAACTTGTGATCCAAAATCTGGATCAAAAAACTTTTCACCAGGGGAAGTCATTACAATGTTGCGGACAGATCTTGAGATTGCCGCAGCATTCTTCATAATGACAACGTCACTTGTAAGGGGATTAGCCTTAAAAGTGGCGCTGACATCCTTAAAACCTTGACTTACCCTTTCTAAAGGCATTATTTATGATTATATAATAAGTTCTGACTTATTTATAGGGGTAAATCCTATTCGTAAAGTGGTTCAGGTTCACTCTGAGGGTCAAATAATTCTCCCTCTTGCTGTAATTTCTTCTTTTTTGGTGTCAGATCGTCATTACTGATCTCACGAAGCATCTTTTGATGCTGATCATTTGCCAAATTGTCTAAAAAATCATTCATTTTCCTGTTCCTCTCGTTCTGCAATTTCCCAAACTCTTTTTGATTCCTCTTCTTCTGCTAATCTTTTGAGATTTTTCTCAAATTCAACTAGTTCCTCAGGTGTTCTCTTCATTTTCCTCCTCTAAATTACGTTCTTTAGCAGTTTTCCAGAAATATTCGTCCTCACGACCCATACCAAGACGTTCAAAACCATTCTCAACACTGTAATATTGAGTTGATACCTTGAAATCAGGCATCTTTGGATTCTCTGGAGTCAAACTATTGTCAAAGATACGCATTCTATTGTTTGGATAGAGTGCATATTGTCCATTCTCAAGTTCAATCAGGTTATGTGACTTATGTTCAG